TATTAAGCCGCAAAGCACTAAAGAAGTGCAAAACGTGCGTACACAACAGTCTCAAAAGAAAGGCCAAGCAGCTGCTAGGGTTACTGGCGGTCAGGGTCTATTGACTGAGGCGCCTACACAAAAGCCTAGCCTGTTAGGGCAGAACAAGGTTAATTAATCATGGCTGATGATAAACGCGCTGCAATCTTAATGAAGCGATATAAGACGCTTCAAACGCAGCGGCAAAACTGGGAAAGCCACTGGCAAGAGATTGCTGACTATGTGGTGCCCCGCAAGGCTGATGTTACCAAGAAACGTACATCCGGCGATAAGCGCACAGAGCTTATCTTTGACGGCACCGCTATTCACGCATCTGAGCTAATGGCTGCCAGCCTGCATGGTATGCTAACTAATGCTAGCACCCCCTGGTTTAGCCTGCGTTATACAGATGACCAGTTTGAGACTGATGATTTGGCCAAAGAATGGCTGCAGGGCGCAACTGATGTAATGTATCAGGAAATAAACCGCTCTAACTTTCATGAAGCAATTCATGAGCTATACGCAGATCTGGTGACATTTGGCACCGCTGTCATGTTTATAGACAGCGACAAAGATGACACGCTGCGCTTTTCTACCCGGCACATTGCTGAAACCTATTTGTCAGAAGATGAGTTTGGCCGGGTGGATACAGTCTATCGTGAATTTAAATATCCGCTGCGCGCAGCTGTTGCCCAGTTTGGGGAAGAGAACATCAGCCCCCGCATGGCAAAGATGTTTAAAGATGACCCGTATCAAGAATGCAGTTTACTCCATGTGGTCATGCCAAGGCCTGAGAGGGACAGCTTTAAGGTAGACAGTAAGAACAAGCCTGTCGCATCAATATATGTAGACCCAGAAGACAAAATGGTACTGTCAGAAAGCGGGTTTGATGAATTCCCGTACGTGGTGCCGCGTTACTTAAAAAGCAGCTTTGAGCATGGATATGGCCGTAGCCCGGCAATGACGGCGCTGGCAGATATCAAAATGCTTAACAAGATGTCCGAAACAGTAATTAGGGCAGCCCAGCTGCAAATACACCCTCCGCTGATGGTGCCTGATGATGGCTTCCATATGCCAGTGCGAACTGTGCCCGGCGGGCTCAATTTCTACCGGGGTGGAACCAGAGACCGTATAGAGCCGCTCAATATAGGATCTAACAATCCCCTGGGTGAAAATCAGCTAGACCAACGCCGCCAAGCTATCAGGGCGGCGTTTTACGTTGACCAGCTAATTCTGGGTAATGCGCCTGGCATGACGGCTACAGAGGTTATCCAGCGCACAGAAGAGAAGATGAGGCTGTTGGCACCTGCCCTGGGAAGGCTCCAGGCTGAACTGCTGCATCCTATGATTAACCGCGTCTATCAAATCCTAGCGCGTAAAAAGCGCTTTGAGGCACCGCCTGAGTTTATGAAAATGGGGCAGATAGACATCGAATATGTGAGCCCACTTGCCAAAGCCCAGCGCTCTGGTGATGTGCAGTCTGCCATGCAGCTGTTTCAATTTCTGCAGCCGCTGTTGCAGATTGACCCTAGCGTGGTCGATTACTTGGATCTCGATGGCCTGGCACAGCATATCATTAAGGTCACAAACGTCCCGGCAACTGTTGTACGCGGCGCTGGCCAGGTCAATGAACTGCGGCAAAAGCGTCAGCTAGAACAGCAGCAAATGGCTGAAATGCAACAAGCACAAATGCTAGCTCAATCAGCTGGTGAGGCTGCGCCAGCGCTCCGGGCGGTAGATGGTGCCAGTGATGAAGCCAAGGCCGACATAGCAGCTTTATTGGGGCAGTAAATGGCTAATCCTACAGCAGAAGAAATCATGAAGTCCTACTTAGAGGTTTTCAAATCAAACAGCGGCCAGCTGGTACTGAATGATTTAGCAAGCAGGTTTCATATGTATTCATCCACCTTGTCTGCAGATGGCAACGAGATGGCTTTCCGGGAAGGGCAGCGCTCAGTGTTACTTTTCCTAAACAACACACTTAAAGAGCGCATGGCTCAAGAAACAACCATAGAGGAGTAAACTTATGTCCGAAGAGCAGGTAGCGGAAGCTCCAGTAGAAGCTGGGCAGGCACCGTCTGTAGAAGCAGCGGAGTTTGATTTTCGTCAGCATATTGATGAAGGTTTAAGAGATGACCCCAGCCTATCGTCCTACAAAGACATCAACGGTATGGCAAAGTCTCTTATTAATGCCCAGAAAATGGTGGGCGCTGATAAGGTGGCTATACCCGGCAGCTGGGGCACAGACGCTGATTGGTCTCAAGTTTACGACAAACTAGGACGGCCAGCTGAAGCATCAGCCTATGAGCTAAATGCAGGCGAAGAATCTGTTCAAGAAAATGTCGATTGGTTTAAAGAAACAGCACATGCTGTTGGCCTTAATAACAATCAAGCACAACAGCTGCTTGAAGCTTATAATGAGCGCATGGGCGCGCAGGGTACTGTCAGCGAAGAGCAGATGGAAGGCCAGCGCGTACAGTTAGAAACAGACATGCGCCGCGAGATGGGCGAAGACTTTGAGCGAAACATGGGCGCAGCAAACTCTGTTCTAGAAGAGTTTGGCGGCGGTGAGCTTACAGAATTGCAAATGGCTGATGGCACGTTGCTTGGAGATAATCCGCAGCTAATCATGATGCTGACAAATCTAGCTGGATTTATGCGTGAGCGCATGGGTGAGGATACCTTTAATGGCCGGGGTAATGAGCCGGGCTTGTCTGGCGCTGATGTAGCGCAAAAGCTCTCGCAGATTACGATGCCTAATAGCCCTTACTGGGATAGAAACCATCCTGAGCATGACCAATATGTCAACGAAGCTCTGCGGCTCAGGGGGCTATAATGAAAGAAGAAGAATTGCGGCTTGAAACTCTCAAGCTGGCAGTAAGCTATGGGTCGGTGCAAAACATCAAAGACCCGGTAGCTTTAGCAGATACCTACTTTAAGTGGGTGAAATCTGGGGATAAGCAAAACGCCCCCCAGCGTAAGCCTGTGAGTAAGGCCGAATAGCTAGCGTAACTAGCAGCATGGCCTGACCTTCGTCAGATAACCAAGCGCAGCAATCCCTGAAATTGAACAACAAACGAGGTTGATATGAGTGTTCAAATCGATACCGCCTTTGTTAATCAGTTTTCGTCAAACATCCAGATGCTGTCACAGCAGATGGGTTCTCTGCTGCGTTCATCAGTAGATGTCGAAACTGTTAACGGTGAAAAGGCATTCTTTGATCAGGTAGGTAGCGCAGCTGCTATCCTGAGAACTAGCAGACATTCCGATACACCGATTGTCGATACACCACATTCACGCCGTCAGGTCACTCTGTCGGACTATGAATATGGCGATTTAGTAGACGATCAGGATAAGGTGCGTCTGTTAATTGACCCAACAAGCAGCTATGCCCGTGCAGCAGCTGCAGCAATGGGTCGCGCAATGGATGACGTTATCATTTCTGCTTTTTATGGCACAGCCAAAACAGGCAAAGATGGTTCAACATCAACTGCATTTCCAGCAGGCAATCAGATTGCAGCAGCATCTGGCGGCCTAACTATTGCCAAGCTTGTTGAAGCAAAGCAAAAGCTGGATGAAGAAAGCGTTGATGCATCTATTCCACGTTTCATCGTGTGTTCGCCGAAGCAGATTTCTGACCTTCTGAATAACACCACAGTCACATCGGCAGATTTCAATACTGTTCGTGCGCTGGCTACTGGGGCTATCTCAGAATTTGTCGGATTCCGCTTCATAATTTCAAACCGTTTGCCAGTTGATGGCTCGTCTGACCGCCGTGTATTTGCATGGGCTCAAGACGGAATGAAACTTGCCGTAGGTAAAGAGCCGACAGCAAGAATTGATGAACGGGCTGATAAGAGCTACGCGACTCAAGTTTACTATTGTCAATCTATCGGGGCTACCCGGATGGAAGAAGCAAAAGTAATCGAAATCAAATGTTCAGAATAAGGAGGCTGAATTATGGCTACTGTATATTCAACACAGCGCACTAATTCACGCGCTATTCCTGTTGTCATGAACAAAGCAAATGAACTCGCCGGCCGGGTTCGTGTTGCTCACGGCACTTATGAAGCATCTGCACTTGCATCAGGTGATGTAATCGAGATGTTCATTTTGCCAGACGGCGCACGAATCCTTCAGGGTTCGCTTGCCCATGACGCACT